TTTTGTTTGAAGTCTGTATCGGACCAACAATAATCAAAAACATTTTCTGCCACAGATACATAATCTTCAAATATTGCAATCTTGTAAATGTCCAAATGTCCACTTATGTTTTCCCACATTGATTCTGGTTGAATTGATCCTGTGTTTACTTGTCCAATTTTCAAATAGCCTAAACTTAATTTTTTGTCCTTGCGATCGAATCCATTGTCTTCCAGCCACTGGTAATACACTTGCATATCTTCTTCATGCTCTGGAGTTTCCTTTGTGTCTCTAGCAAATGTAACATCGAACTCTCCTGAGTAATATCTTAATGGTGTGATTGCTGAACATATAACATCATCAACTGGCTTGCCATCTTCATCATCGAATACTTCTTTATGTGTTTTTCCTATCTGTGCCCAATGCATGTACACTCCGCCATACTCTCGATCATATCCATTTGTTAAGAAACCATCGTAAAATTCATCTTCAAGTGGATATCTTGGAGCATTAAGGAAAGTGGTTATCTGATGTGTCTGACTCCACTTGGGTGCTTTTACAAATTTTCTTTTGCTTAAGATATAAGATTCAAGTTCGTGACATAGATTGTTTAGTTGTCTGATGCAGTATCTAGTTTCCATATCTGCTTTGTTGTAGTAATCAGACATTTTGCCAACGGTGCCTTGGAGAGTTTCAAAATGCAAATGCAATCTATTCATAATATCATGATTTATTTTGTATTGATCATCTAGTATCACTGCCTCTTCACTGAACACTTCAGGAATATGATAGTTTTCTATATTCTTGTTAAGATGATTTACAACATTGTTCAGTTCATTGCAGATATATTCTATGTTTCGAGGACTATTCACAAAGCCAAAAAAACAATAGTTTTTTTCTATTGGCACATTGGAGTCAAGTAATAATTTTAGTTTGTCTATCCATGCATGGGCCAATGGTATATCAAGTGGCATAATCTGATAAGTCCATCTGTCTTTTTTATTCAAAGGATTGCGAAGTGTTACTTCGATATGTGTGTTTGGAATATATTTCATAGTAAATTTGTATATATTAATCCGCCAACGCCGACAATGAACAACACGGCATTAGTCACAATAAGGGCAGGCTCTCTCCACATGACACTAACCACTAACCAAATAAATCCGCCTACTGCTAAAATTATAGGGCCTGATGGATAATATCCTAATGAATTAATTAAAGTGCCAATTATAAGTGTTGCTGTCGCTATCCACTTAAGGTGTGTAGAATGCTGAGTTGAGTTCATGTTCCCAAACTTCTACTTTCTCTAACCATGCTTTGTTGTCAGTTGCTTCTAGTATCATAGGATTAACATGGTCATATACAAATTTACAAGATTGTTCAATGCCTGGACCATATCCTTTTGTAACATCCATTACATTAATATTACAACCTCCAAGTTCATCAATTTTTCTAAATTCATCTAAGAGTGGGTCATCACTAGCAAGTAACAGTCTGTGATCCCATTGTTCTTCTAACCATTTTTTAACACCTTTGAGTCCACCAAAATCCATCACCCAACCTCTGTGATCTAGGTTGTCTGATGCAAAGGTGAATTGAACATACCGACCATAGCCATGAACATAACTGCAATGTCCATCATCACGCCACTGTCTGTGTCCTGTTGATATAGGACCTATTTTCTTTGTTGATCTATACATATCTAATTGTAACAATTTTAAATTTATTTTGCAATGGTTATTCCTACTATTTCTACATTTGTTTCATAAGGATCAAGTTCTAACAATAGTTGATTGAATGATGGAAACTTGTATCCTTGTGCAAAAGACATTTTCTTTTTGCTCATTACCACAAACAAATATTCATCAATAGGTTTAGAGTCTGTGTAATTATTTGGCAATGTCATGACCAATTCATAGTCACTACTTGGAATAATTGTTTGTTTTTTGATCTGTGCAGTTTCATATTTGTTTGGAAATATTCTGTGTACATTCACAGTTTCAAAATCTGCACTATTCCAACTGAACACATACACATACATCTTTTGTGAAGGATCAACATTAATAATTAATTTGTCTCCTACATTGTATAAATTTGTGTTAAGATGAATGGTAGCAGTGAAAGAAGGATCTTTTTCAACTGGCATAACTTCTGCTAATATGGTGACTTTGCAAACCTGTTGTCCAAAAAATTCTGTTATAGTTTTTTCTAACAAAGTAGAACGGAGAATCATTCCATTCAACATTGTCCAGCGGTATTCAGTAAGCACACACTCAGGATCGTTGCAGACTTTCCAATCTTGTGCTGAGACTGTTTCACCAGAACCTTTTATTATGGCATCTTCTTCTGCTTTTAGTTTTGCAAACAGACAGGAACTATTTTCAGTGATGTCTGGGCCAAAGTAATGATAGCCTGTGCCTTCAACAGTTTTTGCGTAAAGATCTGTGGTTGGAAGAAATATTAGTAAAATATAAAATCCTAATATTGCTACTAACAATCGTTTGATCATCGTGTGATGTTTGTTAAAAAGTCCACAGACATCTGCAGAGACTGAGCCACCCATATAGGTTGATCGACCCAGTTCCATGCTACAATCATGCCAACTGCAAAAACAAGTATAGTCTTAGTCATTATTCTACGACACTACTGGCAATGCCACTTAGGTCAACCTTAACAGTTTTGACCGGTGGTGACCAGTTTTCAGTATCATATGACAAGAGAACAAATGATCTGTACCCTGTGCCTTCTGCTACCACAATACTGTTTTGCACTACATAGCCACTCATGTCATTTTTGTCAATAACACTTTGTTCTATCTTTGTGGTTTGTTGTTCAACATTGGTGCTAACACCACCGACGCCATTGTCAGTGATAACAGTTTTAATATCTGCATTCACTCTATTTTGCATCTTGTCTGCTAACAATACCTTTGCATCCAACATCGCTTTATCAATAGCAAGTTGTAGGTCATCACTTTGTCCTGTTGCTACTGCATAGATTGTGCCTTTACCATCTTTTGGATAGTCCATGAACCATTTAGGTGCTTGGGTACCTGTTGATAAAGTCAACTTTGGTTTTTTTATGTTGTCATTAACAAATCCTGTGCCGGCACAAGCCGTCAAAAATACAAGACCTGATAACATTATGATTAACTTCTTCATAGTTTCCTCATTTAATTAATCGCCATACACCATCTGGCATCATACATTTTCTACCAGCCTGTTGTAATCCGTTTGCATAGTATATGACTAATTTGTTTTGGCACATCCATCCTTCTTGTGATATAAACAAGTCTGCTGGTATCATATCACTGTTTCCGTCCGGGGATTGCCATGCGGACGAATCTGTTATAATTTCTGTTTTGTTTGTTTTTGGAATCACATTCACATTTGCCTTAGAACTGCTTAGAAATACAAGAAGCAGTATTACTGCAATTATTAACATCCATAACCATCTCTCTTGTATCAAGTCTTCTATCAAACTTCTAACCAAATTGTAAATGTATCTAATCATGCTTTATTATAGCATTAATATTGTTTTCGTCAACGCCTTTTACCAGTTGAAGGATCTTTGGAATCCTCTCTTGATAGTACCTGATATGGCCCTTTGTTGTAAGCAGGCCCAATATCAAACTGTTTGGAAACTTCTAATCTGTCTTGCTCTTCTTGGAATGATCTTTTGAATCCACCACCGCCACCTATCTTATTGCTTAATTTGACATCATCTACTTGTATGACTGGTTTGATAGGCTCAGGGGCAGGCTTTGTAAATCTCCAAGAATGCTTTCTACCAACACCCATTTGTTTAAGAAACTTTTCATGTTCTTTTCTTGCTTCAATATCTTTTTTTGTAAGTTTTGGTTTTTTAATGTTGTATCTTGTCGTAGACAACCAAGGTCTAACTAAATGCATTGTCATTTGTCGTCCTCATCATCTGGCTCAAAAGAAAATATGTTGCCTTCAGGATCATCCTCAAGTGTGAATTCATATTTGTCATCTGGCCAATAATCTCTCACTTTTAGTTCTTGCACAGCCTTTACCCACTTTTCATCTGCACCAAGTTGTCTTTCAACTAATGCTCTCAATTGTTGTATGACTGGCACAAGATCATTTTCAATTGTATTATTTGTAAAATCAAATCCTTCACTTTCACATACCTTAATCAATTGATACAACATTTCAGACACAATGCGTTTAGATTCTTTTGCCTTGTCTACATTCTTTTTCTTTTTCGGGAACTTAATTACCTTTGCCATACCTTAATTGTACACTATTTTACTAATTTGTCAATCACCTGGATCGAATAAATCTGTCTTGTCTGGTATTTTTCTTGCTTCTTCATAGCCTTCCATGGGTGGTTTTTCTTCTGTGATTTGGTTATCAATCCATTTTTCAGCATATTCTCTGTTGATATCTGTCCAATGAACTATACTATCCGAATCTGGTTTGATTGCATCTTCCGGGCATTCAGGCTCGCAAACTCCACAATCAATACATTCATCTGGATTAATAACAAGCATATTAGGCCCTTCATAGAAGCAATCAACAGGGCACACAGAAACGCAGGTTGTATGTTTACATAGAATGCATTTATCATTTACAACATACGTCATTAATATAATTATTCGTGTTCACCGCCCTGACCTCTTAGACTCGCATTAAATTTTTTTCTCCTGACCTGTCTGAAATAAATTGTAGTCAGCACAGTCATGGTTATTAGTCCTGCATGGGCAAAAGCAGATATGCCAAATGCATAAATGCTCTCTACAATGTAGATGCCGAACACAGCCGACCACATCCATGCTAGTACCTGCATCGACATAAACTTAACCTGAAATGGCAGGTCTTTCAATGCGTTTACTTTATCATTCATTATCGAATCATAATGCTCTTTCATATTTTCTCTCCTTGTTCAAATCCTCTGAATCTCATAAACCTTGGAAATCTTAAACTGTAATGCTCATCATCTTGATTTTTAGTAATAGCATCTGCTCTTACTTCTACAATTTGATTAAGTATTTTGTTTTGCGATGTCCAAAACTCGTCTCTGTTTTTGTCAGTAAGTCCTGATCCAACATTGACTTTAATTAATTTATCATTATCTTCTCCTTCACATATCAAAGCACCTAATTTTCCTTCATTTCGACCTGTGCCTCCTTCAACACCAACCACTTCTAAGGATACTTCGATGAATGGTTTTGCTTTCAACATGAAGTGACTCCGTTTACATTCATATGGTGCGTGTTCGTCTTTGATCATTATGCCTTCAAAACCTTTTTCAATTGCTTGTTTGTTGTAATCCTTGAATAACATTTGTCCTTTTTCAGTGTCCAAATCTACTGGTTGTTTCTCTACCATAAACATGTTTGAATCTTGTGATAGGTCTTTTGTCAATGCAAAAAGATCTTGATGCCTTTCCCACAATCCTTTTTTAGATTGTCCTGCCAAAAATTCTTTCAAAGGCAACATATCAAATATTGCATACTTGGCATCTGTGGCTTCAACATTATCTTTTCTATGAACTTGTTTCATTAATGCTTGGAATGAACTGCTGATCATTTCACCATCCAGCACCATAGACTCTGTAAACTTGGAGGCCAATTGATCTCGTATTTCGTTTTCAATATGCACAAAATTATGAAACTCTTTACCATTTCTTGAATACATTGTGCAGGTGTCAATGTCTTTGTTGTAGATTGCTATTACTCTTACGCCGTCTAATTTATAGTCTAGCATCTTTTTGCCAACAAGTTTCTTTTCGTGGTTTGCAGAATCGTGTGCTAACATGCATGAAAACACAGGTATCATATAATCTGTGGCATTGTTTTTCTTGCACACTTTGTTGATAGTCTTTTCAGACACACCACATTTCAAATCTTTAATTAATATTCTACGATACCAATTGTTCCATTCATCAGTATCACAGTCTGTCATTGCCTCCAAAATAGCATCCATGGCGGCATGACCTGTTAGTTGTCTAGTTGATAATTTGTTACACAGGTCAAGAAAATCATACCAATCATATCCAATGGCTTGTCGTTGTTCTCTAATAGGCACTTGTTTTACTCCAAATGTAATAAGTGGATCAAGTGCAAGTTTACATCCTGCAAAAAATTCGTCATTTTTTGCTAGAACTTCACGTTCTATGATGCTTTCTTTGACTAATCTTGAATTGTCCTGTTCAAGTTCTAAAATGATATTGTTACACATACATGCTCTCTGCCTTGTTATATTTGTATTATACAGTCTAAAACCAAGTTGTCAACTAGATCATATTATTAATTTGTTCAATAATTTCAATAGGTTGTGGTATAATGTATTCAATTGCCAGTACATCTCCTGTGGTTTTATAAGCAAATGTCTCTTCCAAATATGCATTCCACCATTGTTTCCAATTTAATCCTTTTGCTTTTTGTATAATATCCCCATAGGTACATGTTGAGTCTTTGAGCATGTCATACACATCTTGTGTAATTTCTCCGTGTCTTGTGTATTCAGACATTTTATTTTTAAAATCCATGTCATTAAAACACCAAAGTTTATTGTAGCAATTATCTTCTAATTCTTTTACCAACACAGGGTCAGTAGGAAAATTTATGGTAATTTTAAGTCCGTCATACTTCACATCCTCTGGCCTACAATGTGTTGGTATCACGTGATATTTTTCTGATAAATTAGTTGATAATAATGGCTTTCCTCTCTCTAACACTTGATAATCATTCAAGTGATTATAATTTATTGTCCTACCATTCCACATACGATAGTCTAAAGTGTAACATTTATCTAGTTGTGATATTCTTTGTGCAAGTTGTTCTCCGCCAGCGCCTCCATTGTAACAAACAAAAAGATATCTAGGCATCGAATTTCTCTAGCGGCAAATTGAGTTTTAGATGCGTGTTAATTTTTTTTGCTAGATAAATCATGTAACCTTTATGAGGCACTAATCCGTATTTGTGTCCATCATAAAATTCACTTGAAACATAGTCATCATATATAACAAAATCTTCAAATAATTTAATTTGCTTATGTAATTCATTAGTCCAGTTCAATTCATATCCTTGAATAATCATTAATTCTGTATCTTTCTCTTGACAAAGTTTTTGTAATAACAACAACTTGAAGATTGTGTTTTGCTCTTCCATTAATGGACTGTAAAGATATTTGTAATACATTTGTTTTGATTCATGTTCATCTGATGTACTGCTTGGCCAATAGCCTTTATGTGAAAAATTTCTGCTACTATCGGTTTTCATAACATCAATATTGTATTCATTTACTTCTACATCTAATTTTTTCCAATTGGTCAGTTGACAAATCACATGTGTGTAGTCATTTTGATATAATTCTTCTAACAAAGTGTTTACAATTAAATCGTTTGATATTGCCGGACCGCTTACGTCTTTCATTTGTGCACCGGCCAATCTGAATACTTTTGCCCATGTTGGATCTTTACCTTGGAAGGTTATACCACAACCACTAATCAATATGTTTGACAACAACATTCTCCTTGTTGAAATGATCAATTGAATTGTTTGCATTTGATGGACACATGGCACACACTGATTCTGGTTTTCCTATATCGTTCACAAATTTTTCCAAACCAATTTCATTTTCAACTGCTTCATAATTATACACAAAATCTTCTTGCACATCAAGTATGTTTGAGACTGGAGGGCATTTGTACAGTTTGTTTTTATACAACACTGGAGTATCCGGTGATCCGCAAGAAGCGTGAGCATCTGCTGGGTCACTGTTATGCGGAACTAATTTCCCATCTGCTAATTGATAAGGCTCCACAAAGTCTTTGAATCTACTTTTCCAAAGTTGAAAGCCGTCTATATAAAAAATTAAATCTCTATGATCATCACTATCACCTGTTCGTCTGTACTGCCATTCTGTTGTCTGATCTAGTATTCTTTTAATCTCTTTGTTTATGATGTGTGCATGATCACTACGATGAATACTAACTTGCATTTCAAAAGGCTTGTAGTCAAACCATTTGGCAGGATCGTGTTTTTTCAACAGATAACCGTTAGTGATTAATCGTATTCTTGTTTTAGGCCATGCGATTCTTACGGCCTGTATCAAGTCATGCAGTTTAGGATGTAGCAGAGGTTCACCACCAAACAAAGTTAAAACTTTAGGAGTAATTAACTCTTTCCACGTATCGATCTGTAATAGCAAACTATCTAATGGTTCTACACCTTTGCGATCAAAATTACTCAAACTGATACATCCTTTGCAAGAAAGGTTACAGGCATAAGCAATATTAAAGTCTAGTCTATCAAGATAATACATCACGTTCCAAATCTGTTATAATACAATGCAAACCACAGTCCCAAAAAGTTCTATGCCTCCAGGGAACATAGTGTGGAGTGATTCCATATGAATACATGGTATCTTCATACTTTTGATTCTTAGATATCACAAGAGCATCAATGGGTGACACCATTACAAATCCAAGATCAAAAATTGTTTCTTCACAATATCCTACCCAATTTTCTATATAGGTATCTACAAAATTAATTAATTCATCTGAATATTCTTGTCCTGGTATTGCCCATTTACTTTTTGCTTTATTTTTAAAATTGACAAAGTCATGGTATTTGGTCCAATCATTTTCTTCTACACTTACAGTTTGCCAATCTGCAAATACATTTTTGTTTCTAAACACAGGGCCATGTGACATCCATACTCCAGGGCCTAAAGGTTGATATATGCCATCTGAATGTCCTTTGTTAAAGAGTGTGTGTACTGTAATTTTTTTTCCTGTAAAATATTTTTCAAAATAATCATATGCATCTTTGTCTAATCCGTCTAGTATGACATTATCATCTAGTCTAGTGATACTAGGACAGTCTTCCCAGACATCACTAAAAGGTTTGATAACATGTGGTATATTTTTATGTATATGATTGTAGTTGTCAGAATCTCCAGTGTAAAATAAAGTATCTTCAAACACAAGATGTGTGTCTCTAGGTTGTAAAGGAGGAGAATGATATTCACCATCAAAGGTATTGTCTACTGATGGTCTGTGTATTGTGATCCCAAAAGACTCTAATTTGTTTTGTATCAGATGCAGGTCTTCTTTTGTTTCTTCCAATACCTGTTGCATGGTGTCTTTTACTTTGCCAGCAGATAAATGCTGAAAATAGTCGGGTGCGTACACATCACCTAATATACAAGATTTGAGTGTATTCCACCCATTAGTTGCCCAAACTTTCATACATTTACTTACTTTGATTTAGTGGATGGATGCTTTTTTGTATATCTTGTCCAATGAACGATCATTATTCATTCGTCCAAAGGCACTTAGATAGGCATAGTCTTCTGCATCTTGTTGATTAGACCAGATACAATCTGAGTAAAATACTTCTTTCGCTGAAGAGTGTTCTTTAAAAATAAAGCCAAAGTTTTTTTGGTCGTTATCTTTGTAAACAATTACAAAGTCTTCCATTTCAGGGAGATTCTCATAATCCATCATGTGTATTTACCTATATTTTCATAGTCAGTTATAATAAGGTTTATATTTTGGCTCCATTCTTTCGGAATATCAGGATTGTTTGGTTGCACATAAACAAATTCTATGTGTGGATGCAATCGGAAAAAGTTGTTCAATTGTGGATGCCAATGATGTGGCGGTATTCTTCTATGACTTGATTTGTCATAGTTTTCACTATCTTTGTAGTAATTGTTAATTTTATCTGGGTTGTCTTGTGATCCAGAAATATCAAAGCCAATTATGTTAATCCTGTCAGGATTTTCTTTACAGGCAATGTTTATAGCATGGGGGCCAGTGTTCATATGCCATGGATCATCATATTTTTGTTTGCCAGTCCACGGTAATTCTTTGTATGGCAATGCATTGAATTTTTTATTCCAATCTGGTCTGGTGTACAATGGCCCAGCATAATCACTTTCTCTTATTTCTTTACACATTGATTGATCAGAAGCACACAGTATATCTGGTGTGTGATCTCTGTAAATTGCATTACATCCTATGACGATGCCTGATAGAGTGTTCAGATCAAAGCCTTTACGACTTTCACCGTTGCCTATTACATTAACAATTTTCATTAGTTGTCTGGTCGTTGTTCAACAATTTGATCTACCAAACCAAATTCTTTGGCTTGTTCAGCAGTCATAAAGTTGTCCCGTTCCATGGCAGGCTGTATCACATCCATAGGTTGTCCACAATGTTTTACATACAATCCATTCAATATTTCTTTTGTATGCAATATTTCTTTAGCATGTATCTCAATATCTGTTGCTTGTCCTGACATGCCTCCGGATGGTTGATGAATCATAACTTTTGCATGTGGTAGTATAGATCTTTTACCTGGTGTACCAGCCATGAGCAATAATGATCCGGCACTGGCCGCTCTACCAATACAGAGTGTCTGTATATCACACTTCACAAATTGCATTGTGTCATACATGGCCAAACCTGAACTTACATATCCCCCTGGAGAATTTATATAAAACATTATGTCTTTTGTAGAATCTTGTGACTCTAAGAATAAAAGTTGTGCAGACACTACTGCCGCCACATTGTCATCAATTGCACCTGTAAGAAAAATTATTCTATCTTTGAGCATACGGGAGAATATATCATAACTTCTCTCACCTTTGCTTGTCTGCTCTATTACTACTGGAACTAAACTCATATTCTTATACTATGACAGATTATACAAAGTGTCAACTACTTTAATCTATAATAATCTGTGCTTGTTTTTAATAATATTATATCAGCATTGATTCTGCCATTAGCCGGAGTTTCAACTGTGTTAATATCTTTCCAAATATTTTTCATTGCAACTTTGCCATCTGTTTTGAGAATATTTGGTAATACTTTTTCTGGTTTGCGTAGAGTTTTTTGTACACTGATTTGAGGATCGAATTCTTTGATAGTAGTGCCTTTTACTCTTAGACCATCGTAGTTTCTGGCGTTATAGATTGCAATTTTTTTTGTTTTAGTATTGAACACAAATAGACTCTGTGCTTTTATTATTTGTCTGGGATCAACACTTGTGAGATTATATTTTTCGTTACCTTGTGCATATTTCATTTTGCTAATCATTTTATCTGCATTTATGGCTCTTGGTTTTTTAGATTTGCGTTGACTTTTCTTATAAGCCATCCAATTTGTCATTTCGTCTATGGCATCGAGATATCTTTGTTTCTCAGTCTTTCTATCGTGATATTCCATTTCGGGATCATCATATTCACTTACCAGTTCAGTGAACCACTCAATGATATCAGTCATGTAGTTTGCAGGTACATCATGTTTCTGCAAATATTGATACACATTTGGCCGTGGCGCCTCTATAAGCAAATCATCGAGTTGCGACCTTGTGGTGAGAATTGCTTCTTGCATTCTTTCACGGATAGTGGGACCTTTTGGTTTGACTTTCTTTACTTTTTCTTTCGGCTCTTCTTGTTTAGTAGATTCCCTAACAAGAGGCTCAGTGCTAGTGCTCTGAACATTTTTTCTTTCTTCTCTTTCTTTCTCAATTTTAATTTTGTCTTCTGAAGACAAGTCTTCATAGGAAGAACGTTTTAAAAAAGCAGGTATCTCTAGTTTTTCTTCTTGCATAGTCATTATATATAATGAAATGCAAAAAAAGTCAATTTATTGATTATGTTGCTAGTGATTCTATTCTTGCTTTTAGTCGTTTGGCCCTGTTAGTTACCTGTCGATACCAACGGGAATCTTCCATTTGTCTGCCGGCTTCCATCCAATCATTTGCATTTACGCCAGCAATAAATTTTTTGAATCCTGAAAAACGTGGTCTACCCATATTGAACATCATGTTTGCTATCACCAGTTGGGCAGTCTCTGGAAGTGCGTCGAAATTAGGAAAAACTGTGACACAATCCTTAAGAACTAGTTGTACGTCGGATTCAAATTGTTTGTTGACTCTTTCTTCTGAGACTGAAGTCCCAACTGGTTGACCATGTTCTGGGTCTGACTCTGTAACCAAGTGTCCGATTCCAAAGGTTGGAAGGCCTAGGTGGTCAAGATATATTTCGTACTTGACTCCTTCGTCTACTTTTAAATCTTCTCTTAGTTGGTCAATATTCATATGTGCTTACTTATACAGTGGCAGAATTTTTTGCTTCTTGTATTTCTTTTCTTCTTGCTTTTACAAGTTTGCCAATCTCCATAAGTGCTTTCCTTGCTCTAGTGCCAGCCGCTTTGACACCTTTGTCTGTAAATTTTTCGTTTTCAACAGTATAGGTTGCTATCGCTGATAACATTGCATTGTGAGTTTCACTCATTGTTGTCTCCTTTGTTATATAACATACATTGATTTTACTACTTTTTAGTAAAATTAGCAATATCTATTTGTAAAATATTCCTGCTAAATGTTTGTGAGTTGGTAATTGTTGATACTGGTAGCCAGCCGGTGGCTTTGTGCTCACACCATGTGCAACTGGAATAGCCTGTGCATTGCCATACAAAAACATATCATTTTTTCCTAAATATATATCAACTATTTTGTTGTCTATATATGTCACAGTTATATTTTTGTATTGATGTTTGAGATTTGGTAATTCAAATTTTTTATTAACAGTTATCCATTTGTTTACAATATTCAAGTCTACATTTGAATCGCGTTGTGCTTCAACTGCCAAAACCTGTGTGCCGTTTTCAAACGTAACCTTATATCTTGTGCCTTGCAATACAACTGACCAAAAGTCTGTATCTTCAGTGTAGCAATCCCAATCAGCATATAATGTAGCCTTTTGTGCGTTGCCGTTGCCAAATATAGAGTAAGGCTGAATTACATATTCGCCCTGAGTTTTGGGCATGGTGTCCATTGTGCCACATGCAATATTTTGTCTTTTGAACATTTCTAGTTTATCGTATATCCAAAAGTCTCCTTCTTTTGCAACTTGTTTATTGTAATCTGATTTACTTTGACCGTTGTAATTTGTAACACTTGGTTCCTTGATATCACGCCAGGAACCATTATAATCTCCTTTGGCTTCTCTTTGTTTGCGTTCATCTAATGTCTTGGCTTGCAAGGCTCTATATTCTGCTCTGCATTGGGCATCGCAAAATTTTAATGGCTCCATATGATCTGGCACCACAGGACACAATGAGTCACAGTTCAAACATCTTCGTTGCATATTATTATTTATTGGGTGTTATATCGTGCTACCCCAAAGTGCCCAGTCACATATATTCATACTTTTATGTGTCTTTTTCAACACTTTGTTCACATAATCGCGATCCATTACTCGCCAATCACGTGGAGTAACATTATCATTAACACTTAGATGATTAGTCAATTTATTCTTGGTGCAAAATGGATTCCAAAAGTCTTTATCGAACCCTTCAAGATTATAAAATTCAAGTTTTGATCTTTTCACATCATCCAGCATACTTGCAGGACTCTTTTCAGAAGTGTGCAAAAGTATATTTTTGTATATCCATTTGACTTGATAATCTGTTTCTGTCTGTAAAATCCATTGCTTGAATGGTAATTTAGTTCGTTGTAATCCTGTGTCATAATGATAATGACTTGCATCGCGCCATAATGGATTTCTAATTACAACCACGTGTTTGTGTTCTGGAAAGTCTTTTATGGTTGCTGAATGTCCAGCAATAATTTTTACTTTATCTTTTTTATCCTTTGGCCAATCAGCATACCAACCATCTTGTTTGCCGCGATGCCTAATAAATTGTTCATGCAATGGTTCACGTTTTGTGAAGTGAGGATCATCCAGCAAAGAATATTCCCACTCACGTCCTCCTGCATTATATTTTATCAGTGTGGTGCCTTTAGGTAACTTGCCTTTTACCTCATTCCACAGTAATCTCATCTGCAATGTCGAGCCACCTGTCTTAGGAATGTGATGAAAAACTATTGGCTTAACCATTATAACCTAACTTCCTATAGCAGTTTTGTACACCAATAGCCTGTTTCATTGCGTCATATAAGGCATGGTGTCCTGCGAAGTTAGGAAGTTCAGCGTCTGTCAAATCATACAAGGTACGAGTATCTCTTACGTTGTAGTAGTCCCATGGAACTGCTTGTTGTATTTGTCTACAGGCATGTTCAAGTATAACCATATCAAAAGCAGAGCCATGTCCCCATACTTTGCTGGTACCCCATCCGAACTTGTATAAATCTTTCAACACGTTGGTTATGGGGTATCTATCTTTATCTACAAATGCTTCGTGTGATATATCTTCTGACTGGTCACACCACCATCTTAATGTGTCTTCATTGATAGTTCTTCCTAGTTCAATGTTGCTATCTAAATCAATCCTTCTGTAGAAAGTTTCTGCTTTGCGAGTGTCCTTATCTCTGTCGTCACCATATGGATCAAATTTGACAGCACCAACTGTGAGGATAGCCGCATCTGGCGTTGTAGCCAGAGTCTCTATGTCTATCATTAAGTGCTTTGTCATATTGATATTGTAGCAGAAAAAATTATTTTGTCAATGCAGTAAAACTACCATCCCAATCTTTGTTTGGTGGATTTTTCTTGTAATGTTTTATTCTTTCTAGGTAAAGATTGATAAGTGTTTGGTATTTAGGCCACAACACACTCATATCTTTTAATCTTGCAGTTGCAGTTTTCCAATCTGCTTGTCGATATGCTGTCAGCATGGCATTCATAACTTGATGTACTTTTGGATTTTCATCGTAGGTATAGATATCGATTGGTTCATTTTTACCTTTGACTCTGATCTTATCTATAGGCACACATTTATTCAGTTCACTATCTGGGAATGCATCTCTTGTTTCTTCTCCGAACACAACTAAAACACCATAGGTTTTGGATTGGCCTTCTAGTCTTGCCGCTAGATTAACTGCGTCACCGATAACGGTGTAGTCGAATCTTGTGTCAGATCCCATGTTGCCAACCACAACATCTCCTGTGTTGATACCTATTCCGATTGCAAGTTGTGGTAACTTTTCACGTTTCAATTCATTGTTCAACAATTTTAATTCGTGCTCCATCTGTATTGCTGTTTTCACTGCTTTCACTTCTTGTTCTTTAACATCAAGTGGAGCATTCCAAAATGCCATGACAGCATCGCCTATCAACTTATCAACTGTGCCTTCATTGGCCGTAACAATGTTTAACATTCTAGTCATGTACCTGTTCAATATGTTTGTAAGTTCTTGTGGTGTGTCCTTGTATTTTTCACTCAAAGATGTAAATCCCCGTAGATCTGAAAACAACATTGTAAGTCTGCGAGTGTCACCGCCAAGTTTTAACAAACTTGGATTTTTTTGTAACTGTGCAACCATACTAGGAGCAAGGTAATGTTCAAACTGTTTTCTAATCTGTTGTTTTAATCTAAATTCCAAAACAAATCTGTTGAATATAGAATGCATACCTACAAATGTAATTGTAATTAATATCCAACTGACATCTACCAGCATAAGATGTTGTTTGAACAGATAAAAAGCGCCATATACGCCTGCAACGTAAAGGATAAGCATTGACACTCCAACTGCCCAATATGGCGTAAATCGAGCCATTAAAACAACAATAACCCCTACTGCAAGTGCAATTAGTAATTCAAACATATGACTTATGTCATAGCGAGTCAATTGCTTCCCATCTATCACTGTTTGAAGTGTTGATGCAGATAACACATAGTCATATTGTTCTCCTGTAGGTGTTGCAATGACACTAGCCAGTCCTTCAGCAGTGACACCTAGGACAACTGTGCGTCCAGCAAAAGCAGAAAAGTCATCCGATGATGCTGAAATAGTTTCATATTCTTTGTTCCATCTTAACCAAATCCTAGCATGAGCATCAGTTTCTATTGTGCTGAAGCCAGGCACCCTTACAGCCTGTACGCCGGCAGGACCTGCTTTGATTTGATAACTCGGGTCACCAGTTGCAACACGGATTGTTTCTAGTGCCATAGCAGGATAAGTTTCTTCTCCAACTCTCATTATCAAAGGTATTCTTCTCACAACGCCATCTATTTCAGGTGCAGTATTAATCACACCTACTCCATCGGCTATCTGTCCTAGTTCAGGTATTGGTCCTAGCATGCCTGGCCATTCAAAAAGATAAGGTAAAGGATCTCCTATCTTTGCCACTCCACGTGGCACAGAATTTTTATTAATTTGTGTTGTACCTACCTGTGCAATCACCACACCCATTTGTTGAATAGTTTGTGCAAATACTTCATCTCCTCCCATTCTATCTGGCTCTGCAAACAAAATAGGAATCACAATAATGCCAACCTGCGACTGTCTCAGTTTGATAATAATGTCTACTAACACATCACGTTTCCACGGCCACTGTCCATATTTTTCTATACTTGCTTCGTCAATAGTTACGACTCCAATATCTTGTGAAAAGTTTTTGTCTTCATATTGTTGATACAGATCAAATGATTTTAATCTAAGAATTTGTTTGACGTAGGGATCTTCAAGACCTACAAATGTAAGCACCACCAGAGTAATTAGAGCCATGGCCCAGTGTGTAATTATTTTATTCATTTTTTAGCACAAAGACTGTACTGCAATAAGGACACACATGTTCAGTTTCTTCATCTTTCATTGTCAGATATACTTTAGGATGGCCCTCGGATGGATGCATATCTGGTGCTACTAAACCATCACATGTGAATGTTCTACTGTTTGTTTCTATTTCCATTTTTATCAAATTTGTGTACAATGTATTTAATGAAACTTTTAATATGATCAACTATAAACTTGTTAAACAAAAATCTAAAGATACGCATCGCAATCAATATAGGACTAGACAGCACATCAAACACAAGAATTAACACATCAACAGAAGCATCGATAATGTTATCTGTTGTCATTAGTTTTTTCCAACGTGCTTTTGTTTTTTCGAACATTAGTTTCCTTGTGTCGTTGATAGTGTGCAACCACTGGCACTACCACAGGTGCTGTCAACTGAATAAGACTGACTGCTTGATCCTTGTTGTATCAAATCAAAGTTATATGAATAACCACCCAAAGTTATTCTTGCCGACTTATCGGCACTACCTGATTGTGTAATGTCAATGTCATGTGCATAAGATCCTGAACTTAGAGTTAAATCTAAATAATGTTCTCCTATGTTTTGTTGCATTATATCAATTGTGTTGCTATTGTTATTAATATCTAAAAACATAACTTTATTGCCATCATTTTTTTGTGTCAAGTTTATTGTGTTACTTGATGCATCCAAATCTAAAGATAGAAAATGTTCACTGTGACAGCAATTACCGCCATGATCTTTTTGTAGAATATTAACATTGTTTGAATTACCTGTAATGTCTGTCCATATTCTGTGTTCACCTCTATCATTGTTTGCATCTCCTTGACTTATTGTAAGAGTGTTACTGTTACCAGTAATAGCCATTGCAATACCATTGTTGTCACTGTGCGAGCCTGACGTTGTAACATTGCCTTGGTCGATTGTCACTGTGTTTGAATCCCCATTGATCGTGGCATTTGATGTCCAGTCAGTGCCAACAATAAAATTATCTTCACCTTCTTGTTCAATATTTACGGTGTTGTTATCGCCATCTATAGACAATTTTACTCCATTACCTGTAACACCCATTGCATTGTTAAGAATTGTAGTTTGTCCTGCTGTGATTGATACACTAGGCTCTGTAGATGAGAACATATTTGAATTGTGGTCAAGCCACCCACTGGTTGTACCAATGCCATTACTACCATCTATTCTATAATGAATATCCATATTGGCTGAGCCACCCCATTCATACCAATTGATCACAATAGGATACCATTGACCACCTACACCTGTAAATGAGCCATATGAATTCCAATATGTTGGACCTTGTTGTGCCCAATCAGATATTACTGCGGTGTTATTGATGTTTACGATCAGTCCATCATCGTTACGTCCGGCAAAATAAACTGTTGATGTTTGACCTGCAGTTCCCGGATGTTGCCAATATCCTGTGATTACTAGCATCCTAGAATTAGATCCTATGTTTGTGCTTCCATCTGGTATGATACTGCCACTGTTCCAGTTTTGATTTATACTTGTCAGTGTGCCTGATGCAATCGCAGTTGAATTAACATAGGCCCAGTTTGTGTTGTTACAGGTTGATAGATAAGAATAATTATTGAAACAAGATGATTCAACATATGGTGCATAATGTGAAATTGAGTAAGCAGTCCAGTTGAGTGATCCTGCATTTGCTTTGTTAGGCACATACATGAATATAAGGACCAAAAGACTAATTAGACTGAATGATAAAAATTTCACTGTCCCCATCTCCTAAATAATAATCAACAACTTCAAAGTCGCCTTGTACAAAATTTATAATGTAACCTTGTTCTTTGTCTAAACGTAATTCAAAAAAGTTTGATGCACCCTCACGTGAATAGACCCATTGTGGATCTTCGTCTAAAATAATAATACCAGTCTCTGGATCTTTACCTAATTGTATTCCGTCAGTTTTTGTTTCTTTTCGATCAAGGCCTGCCTGTTTCATTGCTTTTGTTAATTCTTTATTAATTTGTACCAATACATCAACAAGAAAGTTTTGTTCTAAGAAATCAATGTCAAGTCCAGTTGCCCATGTATCTTCCTCCTCTTCTAGATAATCTATCTCCAAGTTATCAAATTGTAAAAAGTCTATGTCCAATGCTGATGCAACCTGATTGTATGCTTCTGCTTCTTGTTGTTCTTGTATTTCTGTTGGTTTAGAAATAATCATCAAGTTGCCAATTAAATCTTCATCAAGTTCTAATATAACAGGCTTCATTGGTATTGAGGCCACAGTATCAACCACAGTTGCTTGGAAGGCTTGATTCATTATTACAAACCCTGCATCTGACTCGACAGATATCTCGCCCACATAACACATTCCATTTGTATTGCATGATGGTAATAAAATTATTGTAGAAGATCCAACTTCATCTATTGTCATTGAGAAGTCTGTTCCTCGTACACCTATTGTTGCTGTTGGTGTTGATATTGTTACATTTGTTGGACTAGTTTTAGCAATTTGTCCTGAAGCATAACGGACTGTGCCTAGTGATGCTTTTAATGATAATTTTCCTGTGCTGGTGTTAGGATCATACACAAAATCATCTATTGTTAATTTACTGTGTTGTGTAACATCAACTCTAGTGGCATCTAAAAATTCAATTGCTGTTTTGCCGTTGCCAGTTTTGACAGTATCAAATGAAAACACATCAAGTTCCGTTTGTGTCGTAACTTCTTCTCCATTTGCCTTACGTTCTATTACACCGGACCCTTCATGCATGATCACATCGCCTATAGAATTTGCATGTAAAAGACTAGGAATCATAAGAAAAAATATTACAAAAATGCTCTTCATAGCAATATTTAATTAAATTAGTCTCTTTGAATTATGTCAATGTTATGGTTGTCACCAGCAGTTGTAAGAGCGATATAGTTATCATACACACCACTTTGAACAATGTCCACATCTGCAATACCGCCTGTATGGCTGTGTATTAAAGTGTGTCCATTTACATCACCGTTGCCATCAATATCAATTAGATAGTTGTTAGTATCACCGTTGAGTGACAAGTTCATTATTGCTGATGTACCATCAATTGTTGCCGCAATCACGTTACTGTCAGAACCAGAAGCACCGGTTACATCTAAATCTAAACCAGTTGCCGCCGCAGTCAATCCAACGTCTATGTCGATATCATTTGAATTACCAGTGAATGTAATATTTGAATTAACTGTACCACAAGATGAATTTGATCCACCTGTATCACAATTAAAGTCTATGTCGTTTGAATTACCAGTTGTATTAAACACACCTGTAAAACTTGCACCGTTTACTTGATATGTTAATACGTTTGAATTACCAACCTGATCAATATTTAGGTTATGTGTTGCACCAGTGTTCGTAGATGCAGTGGTTGAATTACCTATGGTGTTGTTTTGTCCATCTTGTAAAACATCAAATGTAAATGAACCACCACCACTTTGAGTCACATAGATATCATTGGATGATGCGGCATACATCATTCCAAACAAAAAGAACATTCCAAAGAATGCTATCGTTAATAAATTAGTTAAAAACTTCATCTATATTTCCCACATGTTTGTTGTATTTAAACTTCCAGAAGCCATCATTTTCACCCGCTATAATGAGTTCGAACAAAGCATATTCTATGGCAGATCTAACTGCGTACATAACTGGTTCATTTACTGCCACTCCGCTTTCTAATTCAAAGGCTTTTGTACTCATATCTAAGAATCTAAATGCATCTACACCAGTTTTCATACTTGCTATGGTTTTAGTTGCTTCTTGTGTTAGGAGCACTTCGCCTGTTTGTACTGCTACCAGTCTCATTGATACAGTTACTTGGTCAACTCTGTATTCTTCATGTGCACCTATGCCAAAGTATCTGGCACCATCACCACCTGATTGAGTGTTTGCCTCATATCCAACAATGCCACCTTCGACAATTAGTCCAGCAAAAAGCATAGGCTTCAGCACATTCCCTGCGCCATCATCACCATCATACAATTCTCTTGTTGATCTTATAAGTTGCCTTTCTTTCACTAGGTTGTCTAAGCCTCCTCTTTCAACTACTTGAAACCATTCACCATTGCCCACAGTTTTCAATGCTTGTATTACCCATACTTCAGATCCTTGTGGAACTGCTGTCGATAGCAAAGAAAATTTTGAATTAGGTTTGCGTTGTCCTGTTAGATCTGGAAAAGAATATACTGCAATAGTAATCTTTGGTTGATCTAATGGCGGAATCTGTGCCAATAAAACTGAAGTGGTGGATGCAGTAACAAATGGCTCCTGCCCTATTTTTACATTTTCTGGTTGCATTGTTGCACAGCCAGTTATCCAACACAATGCTAATATGGTTGCAAGTATTTTCATTAGAATACAAAGTCTCCCACAGGAACTGTCAGTGTTGTTACTGCTCCGTCAGTTGCAGTGACAGTCAATGTAATGTTGCCAGAAGTGGCATCTTTCACCCAATAAATTACAGAACCTTCAACATTTGCGGTGCCAGACGTAGGACAGGTTGTTGTTTCACTGTCACAAGTCGTGCCAAACATATTATCTACCAACTGCTTTGACAAATTTGCGTAGATTCTAGATTCAACATTGGCAATAAATTTATTAATTGTTGTATTTTTTTCTGCTCGTTCAGCGGCACTACGAGCAGATTTTGCATCCGCTTCTATGTCTTGTCCACGTGAATATTGTAATTGTTCAATAGATAGAACGTGTGAACTATATCCTTCACCACTGAATGCAGGATTCCCAAAACTAAAAGACAAACTTTCAGCCATTGCAGGAGTCAATCCTAGCCATACGAATATTAATAAGATTCTCGTTATCATACACATATTTATTGGAAATCCTAGGAATCTAATACTAGTCTATTATTTTTTTAATTTTCATTCTACAAGTGTCGCCGACACAGTCTTCATACAATTCTGCTTTTAGTTGTGTGCATTGTAGATAAATGCCTTCTTGATCTTCACCTATTGATCTAGCCACCACACGTTTCTGTTGTAGACAATCTGTCATACCAGCAGTTGGTACATATTCAATGGTTGTGCCATTTTGAATCATTAACATTGCAAAAACCATTTCTATCATTAGTGTGTTCCGTTCTTTTGTTCTAGGTCAATTAATCTTTCTTCATGAAACTGTATAACCATATCATTTTTAAGTATCAACGGCATCTCTTCTTCCATTTGTGCTCTGAGTTTGTCAACATTTCCTGATACAAATTCAACTAGCATGAACAATTCTTGTATTTGTGGTGACACCATGTCACCTTTTGGAACTCCTGCAATGAACTCAGTTGCCGCTGATAAGTCTTGTTCAATTAGTTGCAGTTCAGTTTCTATTTTGTTAAGACGTTCTACAACGCCAAAGTATGCCCATACTCCCATACCTACGGCGATAACAATGCTGATTAAATTACGCATTGGCATGGATATTGATGTGTTATCAGAAACTTTCATTTACTTCTCTAACTTTTTAAACTTGCCAGCATTAGGTTCTAACTTTTTGATTCTCTTTTCAAGTTCGTCGATCTTTTTTGTAACATACGGATATTTCTTTCTCCAAGCATCTTCTGGTTGTTGTAGCCATGTCCAACCCCAGCGATCAACAAGATAATCTGCTATACGATCAAAATGTCCATACAACCATAGACCTAATCTTGTGCTTTTAAAATATGTTGAAAATGCTAGGCCAAACAAAGATCCTACCAATGCAGTATAAATCCATAGTCGATCTGAAGCCATTCTTTCAATCATTTCCCACATGCAGATATTTAGCCAATAAATACACATATAATGGATACATTCTTTACATTATTGGCAGAATTTGGATTGCCAATCGCCTCCTCAGCAGTAATGGGTGTATTCATTTATATCATTTTGAAATACATACTTGGCTCTGTGATAGGTCAAGTAGGAACACTTCATGCTATCATTACACAATTGGACAATAGGATCAGGACGATGAACAATGATATGATGAAACTTGATTTGTTAATCAGTCATGCTCTAGAACTTAAACCAGATGAAGAAAGAATTGCAAGAGCAGATGGCAAGAAAGATGCTAGGAGAGATTAATGGATATTGTTGCCTTAGTTGAACAATATGGCTTTCCTACATTGGCATCAGTAGCCATGGGATATTTTATATTCTTTGTGTATAATTTTATGACAAAAGAAATAAAACCAAAACTAGGCGAAGCATCTACAGTTTTGATTGCTTTGATTGATAGAATTCGTATGTTGGATAATGATATTATAAGACTGAAGTCTAAAGTTAATACTGTGATCGAATATCGTGAAAGAGAGAAATTGCTTGGGAGCAAAAAGACTGCCCCCAAACAAAAGTCTTAGTGTGTGATTAAGCGGCGTTCAAAATTTTTGTTGAAGCGATTGTGTTGCTTAATAATCCTACAACAGAATTTTTAAGTGCTTGTGCTTCAGTGATTGAACCAGTTCCTAATACTCTTACTGTAAAGTCAATACCTCTACCAATTAGTTTGCCAGATGGTGTTTGTCTTTTAATTTTAAGATCAGCGAACTTGATTGCTCCGCCGTTTACAGAACCATTTACCATAAATGGTTGTGCTGGTGCGTAAAATACACCGATTTTTCCGTTAGCGAATTCTCTAGTGTAAGTTACATATTTGTTTGATGGTCTTGCCATATTGTTTGCCTCCTCAGACATTGTAAAGAGCGATGAAACCATCGCCCTTATGTTTGGTAGCATTATGCTACCCTATTTCTCATAACTTGATATGCAGACGCAGGACGGCCTACTGATCCAGTTGAGATAGTTTGACTACGAATATCGTAGCCTTTTTCTTTCAATTCCCAAAGTCTAGCACCTGGACTAGAAATTTTAAACCTAGATTTAAGCATTCTAGTTGTAAAGGTTTTACCAGTACCTTTGAAGAAATGAAGAATCTTTTCATGTTGTGTGCCTTTAAAAGTTGCCATAACATTTTCTCCGTTCATTAAAGTTAATCTAATTATAGTATAGTTCAACTGAAATGTCAAGTCTATAGGTGTCTAGGACGCAGATTGTTGAATCGCTTGGTTAAGTTCTGGAAATGTATCAGCAAATGATTCACGTCTGTATTGATCATGTGCTCTGGTAATGTTCTTAAATTTAAGAAATAAGTCACTTTCATCTTCTTCTAACCACGTAGTGGCTTTTCTTAGACTCCAATGTGGTGAACTATTCCACTGTTGCTTAATAGTTTCTCTGACTTGTTTTGGTAATACACCTATTCTGTAATGAGGTTCGTTGGAAAGTTTATTTAAAAATGGTTCGTGTATTCTATTTTGTTTACACCACGATA